GTACCAACGTGCAGTTGAGAGTCTGCGTCTTTCCAGAGTTTGCGTTAAGGATAGTCATTTGACTACATTCGTGAAAGCTGAGAAGATTAATACGTCTAAATGCGACCCAGCACCTAGGGTTATCCAGCCTCGAAACCCTAGGTATAATGTTGAGTTGGGCCGATACTTGCGGCATATGGAGAGTAAAATAATGAAATCAATCGACGGTCTATTTGGTGAGATAACATGCATTAAGGGTTATACTGCTGAGGGGGTGGGGGGCATTTTTAAAGCAAAGTGGGATAGATTTGATAAACCTGTCGCCATTGGCTTGGATGCCTCCCGGTTTGATCAGCACTGTTCGCAATCCGCCTTGAAGTATGAACATGGTTTTTATCGGGGATTATTCCCGGGTCAACGTGAGCTGAACCAGTTATTAGACTGGCAATTGGTGAACCGCGGCGTAGGGTACGTTCCTGATGGCGCTATAAAGTACGTCAAGAGTGGTTGTAGGATGAGTGGTGATATAAATACCTCCCTCGGCAATTACATCCTTATGTGTGCTATGTGCTATGGATTCATGAAGTCATTGAACATTGAGAAGTACAGCCTAGCCAATTGTGGTGATGACTGTGTTATCATTGTTGAAAGACGACATTTGAGCAATATTCAGAGCAGCCTGGATTCTTATTTCCTCAACAAGGGTTTTACCATGAAAATGGAGGAACCAGTATATAAACTTGAGGAGGTGGAATTTTGTCAGGCTCACCCAGTAGAGACCCAAGTCGGTTGGAAAATGGTTCGGAATCTTAGGGTCGCCATGTCTAAAGACATACATTGTGTCAATAATATTAAGGATGTGGAAACTCGTAAAGCTTGGAGTACAGCACAACATCTCGGGGGACGCGCTTTGGCTAGTGGGGTCCCTGTGGTTGATGTGTTCTATTCAAGATTTATGAAGTACGACGTTAAGAAACGACATCAGCGTGTTGAATCAGTGGGTTCGCTATACAAATGGCGAGGCAGTGGTTTAATAGCTGAGGTCACACCCCAAGCTAGAGCTTCGTTCTGGCAAGCCTTTAAATTGAATGGCGATGAGCAATCAGCGCTTGAAGATAGGTTGGGGAGATGGACCATGGATTTACTTGGCCCGGTGGGGGTGGATTATCATGAACCATCCATACTGGACCACTCCGCAAGTTGACTAACCCATGCAGCATACGAAATCAGTGTTTGTTCAACCACCAAAGAGGACTATTACCCAAGGAGTCTGGCCAATCGATCAAGTTGACCGGCTACACAACGCGTACGGCAAGGAACCTTCAGAGTGGCAGTTTAATACACGTGTGTCAACACGTAATCTGCACCCTGAATCAATACTCGTACACGGGGTACCCTCGGATTCATCCGGCAATTCCACACCGCGAGTGCAGAGACTTGACAGCGATCCAAACAAGAGTGGATTCTACGAATCTAGGTCTTTCACCGCTGATAAAGCATTTTCTGTACTTGGCGATACAGCTGGCGTGTTAGGAACAGTGTCTGCGGTTCAACCTGAGCTTGCTCCTCTGTTGTTGCCTGTTGCAGCTGTAGCTGGAATTGGTTTTGGTGTTTATAAGATAGGACACACTTTTGACTTATGGTGAATAACAAGAAGAAGATGGCTAAGAAAACCGTTAAGCAGGTAATTGTTCATCAACAGCCTGCTAAGCGGAAGATGAAGAAAGTGAAAAGGAAAAGCCCTAAGGCAAGATCTGCTTTCGGACCGGTTACAACCATAGATACGGCTCCTATCAGTATTGGCAACACCATCACGGGCTCTAAGCCCGTTGTGACTGCTACGCCTGATGGGGTTCGTGTTCGTGGTAGAGATTACTTCATAACCGTTGATCCCACTGCCACTACGGTGACTGGGTGGACTATGGTTGCTGGAGCTCCTATTACACCGGCCTGCATGCAATCCAGTGCCCTTAAAGGCTTTAGTAACAGTTATGGTTCTTATATGGTTCATGGTGTAGCTTTCCATTTCGTCACTGCTGCCTCCACATCTGATGCAGGTAGTATAGTGATGTATATTGGTAAGGATAGGTCAACGCCTGGGGCTAATACCTCTAGTGCTAACTTTCTACCCTTTGTGCTTAGTGATTCCCATACACTGTTGGGACCAGTCTGGAAGAATAATACAGCTATGTATTTACCGCCTCCAAATTGGCTCCCGATTGACATATTCAATGATGAAGATATGATGCATCAGGCTTGTGGTGAGCTACATTTCTATTCTAAGATAGGACCGCTAGATTCACCCGGGTTTGTGGTTATGGATTACGATATTTCTTTTCGTGAAACCCAGGTCAACATCAAGTCTTTGACGATTCCTGCACAGCGTATGAAGTTTAATCAAGTTGCCCTTAGCTTGACATTAAATGTTCAAGTTACGGGCAACGGGAACTTCTACAGTGCATGGGCTACGAATAACCTTTTGGATGGACTCACGGCGTCTGCTGCACCTAGTGGAGCAACGTTTGGGGATATATATAAGGTCATCATCAATACGTCTAATGCCACGTTCACTAATACTACCGCCGCAACACTTATCAGAACATACAATGCTTATACCAATTATGTCGTCCCGTTAACGGATGGTTTCACGTTTTATGGGCTTTATGCCAATACAAATGTGCTCATGTGGTATCCGACATTTGACGCTGCTAAGTCGTCTGGGGCTACAACAGCCAATTCTTACTATAGTGGCACAACTGCCACTGTTACCTTCAACATACCGGCCTATGTATCATTGGTCGGGTCAGCGTCTGGACTACTCTTACAGTCAAACTACTGATGAGGCTCATGAACTTGACTAGTTTAATGGAAAATAACGACACAGCATGGAATACACATCACAAAACGATTGCGTTAAGCAACACGTTAAATTTGGCCGTGGGGGCCGAAACAAGCGAGGTACCTCTTCTCCCTTCATCCTTCATGACGAAACTCCGACTTATGTTCAATGGAAAATTCACCATGATAACAAGACTCCAGATAAGGTTAATCCCATTGGTGTCAAGGAAATCTGGTGTTTCGGGAAAACTGTACATAAGGGATATTTCCGATGTGACTGGAGCAAAACTGCATGTGACAGAGTCCTTGAGTCTTGGACGCGAGATTCTGTGCACACTGCGGCACGTGGCCTTCTCAATGGTCACGAAGGAGGAGTGTCCTATAGTGTTCGGCTTCGAGGGGTTACAGTCTCCGTTTCTGGAGGGAAGGAATCTTTTCCACATCTCATTGAAATGGGTCTATGCCTCAAGCAACAAGCCTTACACACTTCCACCTGTGAAGTTTATGACCAACTATCAGGATCATGATAAAGCGATTAAGTAGCAGATTCTAAATCCACGATTAATGTTTATCGGCAACACACTGCCTACATGTAAGAGCCCTTGGTTTAATGTCTACCGCCTGGCACGGACTAGTCACCCGTTGTCTAATTGGCCACAATACTATGTGGTTGGGGTGGGAATTCTTGGGAAGAAGCATGGAAG